CGCCGCGCGCCGCTTCAATCTCTTCTGGCGCAATAAACGGGTTATCGCTGGTCTTGAATGTCCAGGAGCGCCACTCACTTTGTGTCAGGTCTTGCCCGCGGAGCCACAGCGCGCGAAACCAGTTCAAGCCGCGCGGCGTCGAAATGAAGAGCGCCCCGCCCTTGCGGTCAGATAGCGCCGGTCTGAGTGCCTCCGTCCAGGCTTCCCGCTTCATGTAGGCGCATTCGTCCAGCACCACGAAGTCCAGCCCCTCGCCGCGCAGGCTGTCGGGATTGTCGGCGGATTTCACCCGCACCTCACCGCCGCCAGGAAAAGCGAACGAGCGTTCCCCGCGCCGCAGGTCAATCCCCACCCCAGGCAGTTGCGCCCGAATTTGTGCCAAACCACGCCAGCCGACGTTGCTCATGGGATACGACGGCGCCACCCACCAGGCGCGCCCGCCGTGCAAGGCTACGTCGAAGCACATGGCACAACCAAGCCATGACTTGCCAAAGCGCCGCCCGGCAGCCACGACGCGAAAGCGCGCCGGGTCATTCCAGATGCGCCGCTGCCGCTCATGCAACTCGAAGTCAATGGTAATGTTGCGGTCAATCGCCATCCTCCGCGCCTTCCGCGCTCGTTTTAACCGGTCGCACCGTAAAGGTCACGCGCTCGCCGCCTGAAGTCACGTCCACATTATCCCCAAATCGCTCGCGGCGTCTCCGTGCTAGCCACCACTTCGCGTCTTGCGTGTTGCCGTCCTTAATGCTCGTGATGATGGTCGCCTCTGCGAGGTCATCCACCCGCGCCTCTTCGTCCTCTAGCAGTTGCCGCAATTCGTCGTCGGCTTCGATGAAGTCACGCACCGCGCCCCAGGTGTAGCCGGTCGCCCTGCAAATTTGCGCCACGATTCCGCCGCTGCCAGGAATGGCGGCTTTGATTTTTGCGCGTGATAGTCGTGCTCGCGTCATAGTGTATCTTACCTAATCTCGCTATCGTTCAACAGCACCGGCGTGCCGCCCGTTGTTTGCGCCCAGCGCTCGATGGCGACGGCGCAGTAAGCCGGCGAGATTTCAACGGCGCGGCATTTGCGCCCCAGGCGTTCACAGGCGATTAGGGTTGTGCCGGAGCCGGCGAAGGGTTCGTAAACAATCGCGACGGTATCGGTGAAGTCAACCAGATATTCAACTGTAGGAAGCCAACGAGTTGCGGTGTTGAGTTTGGCTAGTTTTTTATCTGACGTCATCTTAGTAATACTTGTTTCCGCCAAATACCAATCCCTTTTGCCCGCCGCAGATTGTTTGTCGCTTTCGCCCCATACCAAAATTGGGTTAAACGCGAACTGCATAAATCCCTTTGTGTGTTGTGTGAAATTTTGGCACTCCGCGATAATTCTCTCTGCCATAGGGAACCAAAAATGGAAATACCTATAGTTCTTCATGGAAAGGGCGACAAAGAAAAGCGTTACCCCAATATCTTCAGCATTTGTACGCCACTTGTCGCAAAAATCTTTATATTGTTCCGGCGTCAAATCATCTTTGTAATTGTCATATTCCCAATTTACATTCCAGGGAGGATCGGTAACAACCGCCCCCGCCTTCTCTCCCCCCATCACCCGCTCAACCACCGCCTTATCCGTGCAATCGCCGCAAATCAAGCGATGCTCTCCGAGTTGCCAGAGTTGCCCGCTCTCAACGCCCCACTTCTCGCGCAACTCCTCGGCCTTGTCCACTTGCGCGCCCGCATCCTCGACCGGCTCCGGCTTCTCGCTCTCCAGCAACTCCCGCAGATTCGCCGCCTGGTCATTCCATGCCGCGAGCAGGTCGCCGTCAAAGCCTATACCATGTAGCAGGTCGCCATCCCAAGCGGATAGCGCGTCGAAGTCCCATGAGCCGCCGCGCAGGTTGGCTACCAAACAGGCAGCGTCTTCGGTCTCCGTGTCCCAGCGCACGCGGCGATAGTCGTACCGCTCGCCGCGCCATTCCACGTAGCCTCGCGCCACAGTGCCGGTGCGTGTCGGCTCGGCATAGGTCTCGGTAACCGTGATTTGCGCGCCTTGCCGCTCTAGTTCAAAGACGCTGGAACGCTGATTACCGCCGACAAAGTTGCCGGTGGTTTCGTTGTGTACCACGCCGCCCAAATCGCCAAAGCGCTCCAAGTCGGCGGCAAGGCGTTCAAATTCGCGCTTGCTAATCTGTCGCGGGTTATTCGGTTTGCGCTTCATGCTTCGCTCCCCATCTCACAATATCCAAGCCACGCGCCAACAGCCACAGCGCCGCCGCGCAAAGCGCAAACAGCGCCCAGCACCATAGCGCCCGCAGGCGGTCGCCCGTGCTCATGCGGTCGCCTCGTTGTCGTTACTTGCCGCGTCGGGCAAGTTGTCGCTTTCGAGCGGCTTTGCCTGCGCGTACTTCAAGCGCCACAGCAGCGCGATGAGGTCGTCAATGTCGCTCTCGGAGAAGTCGAAGCATAAGCCCGTCTCCTCAGTGCCAGGCATGGGATACCAGACGCAACAGCCAACGCCGTCGGGATACGCTACTTTCTCACCGCGCAGGTTGCCTTGCTTGAGCACGCTTCTGTCGCTCCTTTCGTGTCGTTCGTCTCACATGCCGTCGCGCACGTTGCGCCTCGGCCCGATGTCTCCGCGTGGCTCGCGGTCTATGCAACAGTGGATCACCTCCTCTCATGCGGCGCGCTGGCCAAGAGCGACGCCGGTTACACTTCCAAAAGGTGAACCTTACCTACCTCTATTATATCACGGCTTAGAGCGTCTCACGATGTCTGACATCTTTAGACTCGATGAGCGCGTGGTACTTGAACGCGCCGCCCGCAACTTCAAAGAGCAAGGATCCGTGCGTGATGCCGCTAGCCGAGCGCGTCACCTGGATGGCGTGGTCGCCCATGCCGCACCAGGATGGCGTGACGAAGATGTCGGCGGGCAAGTAACCACCGCCCGCAGCCACTTCCAATGCCTCGTGCAGGTAGGTGTGGACGTGCGAGCGCAACACGACGCGCGGCGGCACGCGCCCGCCCAGGATGTCTGACAACATGATATCCTTTAGGTAATAGCGCGCCTGGTTACCGTTCAACCACACGCGCTGACTGGCTCCCGGCCCGTGGTGGGCATAGTCGAAAGACACGCCCGCCACGTCGGCGATGCCGTGCGAGACGGCTTTGACGTTCACGCGGCGGTGGTTGCTCTCGATGTGCTTCCACAGGAGCCGTGCGCTGGAACCCTCGCCAAACTCATGCGACGGCGTGCCAAAGGCAATGCGCACGGTGTCAATTTGCGGTAGGCGCTTGAGGATGAAGTCAGCGGTTGCCTGCGCAATCTCGATCTGGTCACTGGGGCGCGTTGATACCCACAGGTCGGGGTACTTTTGGCCTTGCGTGATGTCTCCATTGAACAGTAGCACGATGCGGCGCTTCTTGACTAGCGCCGCGACCTCGCTCAGTTGCCGGTCTAGCAGGTCCCACAGGTATACTTGGTACTGCGTCGGCTTAGGCGACCAGACGGCGGGCGCGCCGTTTTCGTCTTCGTGGTACAGCTGCACGTCTGGCGGCATAAGCCCCAAGCGATGCCCACAGTGCCAGTCAGACAGCACCAACACAAAGCGCGGCGCAGTCAAAGCGCAACCTTCCGCCAGGCTTTGACGCGCTTCCCGTCCACTACGCGCTTGCCCACGGTCTCGATGATGCCGTCACGTTCAGCGCGCTCCAAAGCGGCGCGTGCCACGTCCTCAGTCAGACTGTTGGTCGCCATGAACATCTTGACGGTAAACTCGCCCTCGTGCAGCGGCTCAGGAATGCCCGCCGCCGCCGCAATTTCCCGGAGTAGGTCTTCGATTTTAACGTCCATCACGCCTCCAGTGCGTCTGCCAACTCTGCTAACTGTGCCGCGTCCAGCGTGAACCAATCCCACCCCCAGGACGGCGGGCACACCGTGAACACGGTCGCCCCGCGCACCCGCGCCGGTGAGGCTTTGAGCAAGCCCGCAAACTTCAAGAGGTCGGCCTTGTACGCGGGCCAATTCCCATTGTAGCATGCCGGATGCTTCCAGCCCGCTGCCGGGTCGTAGGCGTTGGTAGCCGCGTCCCAGCCGCACGCGCCGCACTCCGATAGAATCCACGGCACGCCGTAGCCCAGCGCGTCGCGGATAACCGCGTCCATCTCCTCGAAGCGCCCCGCGTGCCACGGCCATTGCTCAACGAGGTAGGAGCGCCCATGATCCACTGGCCAATAGGCGTGATAGCCGAAAGCGCCGCCGCGCTGGATAACGTGCGAAGCCAGCGGGACCAGGAGCGGGAACTGCGATTCGTGCGGATTGCCCACGGCGATGGTCGCCACGAGCGGCAGGGCTTCCGGCATGCGCCGCGCCAGTTCGTCAATGAATGCGTGCTCGAAAGCGATGGCGGCTTCCACTTTGTCGCCGTCCATCGTCTCGTTGATGCCCGTCTCTACGTAGTCCACATACGCCGCGTCCACGAGCGGCTTGATTTGCGCCTCGAATTGGTCAATGAACCATGCGGCCCGATTCACCGGGTCCGCCAAACACGCCAGTTCATCCTCACGCGTCAGGTGATGCCGGTAGACGACGAATGAGCCCGGTGACGCGGCATTCACTGGCAGGATCGCGCCTTGATTCGCGACCACCTTCGTGACGTTGGGCCCGGCGCCGCTCAGGAACTCCAAAGCGCCGGGCTCGATGCTTTGGAAGTGCAGGCCAAGCAGTTGCCCCTCATTCTCCGGTGGTTCCGGTGGCTCTGGCGGTTCCGGTGGTGTGTCATCCGTGCTGTATTCTGCCAGCGCGAAGATACTCTGCGCCAGGCTGCCGCGCCAATAGCGCGCCCTTACCGTGGTCACGTCACCATGCCACGGGTCAGCAATCTCGATGTCATCTTCCAGCATGCGCAAGGCAAGCACAAAATGACTATCCAGGTCAGCATCCAGTGGATTGAAGTCCACCTGGATGGGACACGGCGCAACCAATAGCGCCGTGCGAATTTGCTCGATGTCGGCGTCTGGTTTCGGCGTCGTGCGCCAGGTCGTGTAATCCAAAAAGCGTAAACCGGTTACGACGCTTTCGACCTTGCCCCAATACAGCAGGCCGGTGGGCGTGTAGCCGCCGCTCGCCGATAGCCGCCGGTTTAGTTCCAGCGGCGTCAAGGTCGGCTCTACCAGTGTGGCTAACATGCACGCCGCTACCATCGCGCAACCAGAATCGCCGATGGTCAACGTTGACGCGCCCAGGCGTTCGTCCTTCCAGCGCGGATCGCGTTGCGAGTAGACTGCCATGCCCGGAAGTTCACCCGCATCCCCGGCAAACTCGACTTTCACTCCGGGATAGTGCTCCGCATACCAGTCCACAAAAGTTTGCTCGTCCGCTTGCGGAATGTCCCACAATACGGCCGTGCGCTCGTCCAGATCGCCGATACCGGCGTCATCATACGAGCCCCCGACCGTCTGGCGTCCGTCCTGCCAGCAAGCGGCAAAGATGGCGCCAGCACGCTCGGCGCTCGTGGTCGGCGGCAATACGTTCACGCGGCGGGCATATTGCACCCGCGGCAAGCCCCGGCACGGTTCCGGCGGCAGTGGAATATCTACCACTTCCAGCGCGCAGTCATCCCAGGCCACGTCGTTGTGGATGACGGGCCAGAGCGTCGATGAGCGCAGGAACACGGTCACGCTGCTACTCTCAGCCACGGCTTCCACAGTTAGCGGCGCGTCGCGGTAGCCGTTAAAGATGTGCCATTCGGCGCCCCAAATGACACAACTTGCATACGGATCAATCCCACCGGTGGGATCAATGCCCACGCTAAGCCGCACGCTACGCTGGTCATCATTGAGGCCGGGCGTGCCTGCCTTCCACCACAACGGCCCGCATCCAGGCAAAGAGCACGATGGCGGTTGGCTGTCATCATTGCTGATCCAGGCGTGCCCAAATGCACTGAAGCGCAACCTACGCCCAGCCTCTACCTGCACCTGTTGGAACAGCCCACCCTCATGGATGCGCCGCCATGTGAAGAGGTAGCCCGCACGCGCCCCAGAGCGGTGGCGGTTGTGCTCCGGTTCACTCAAGCGCACCTCCGGCTCAGCCCAGCCGATGGTATTATTCTGGTCCCAAGGCACTGGCGTTTCATCGTTGCGCTGGTGGGCGTACCAGGACCACCAGCCGACGGGATTGTGAATCTCGCCGCGTTCGACGGTGTAACGCTTGGTGATGGGTCCGCCGGTTACGTCCACCTCGTAGACAAAAGCGACGTGGTGCGGCTTGGAGCCGTCGGGAGCGGTCAACGGGCGGTAGCCTAGTTCAAAGCCGGGATTTTCTAGTGCCATTTTTCACCTCTTACGAATGAGACTATATGCAGGCGTTTCGCCAAGGCGCTCTACCTGCTGTGTGAGCGTTTCGATGCCCTCGCGCAAAGCGGCATTCTCGGTTTCCAACTCCGTGATGCGCTGCCCTTGCGTCTTCAGAAGCGCAGACAAGTCGGCGTTCTCCGTACGCAAGGTTTCCACGTCTGCGCGCAAATCTGCGTTCACTTGCCGCAGGGCTTCGATTTCCGTGTCATGCATGGCGCGCATCTCTGCCATTTGCAGGCGCAGGCACTTTAGCCGTTCGTCAAACTCCGCGAGGTTGTCGCGGAGGCGCTGATTGTCGGTCACGATTTGCGCATTGGTGGCGCGCAGGTCATCGCCCATCGTTTTGATGGCTTCGGCGTTGACTTTGCGCCGGTTGGCGAGGATGGCATAAACGCCGGGGATGGTGGCAAGGAACGCCGCGAGAAGTGTAATCCAGTCTGCCATAACTTACGACGCTCGCTTTTTGTGTACTTCGTTGAGTAAAATATCTGTGGCTACGACGATGAGCGCCAGTTGCGCGTGGAGGCGCGTGATGTTACGCCAAACCACAAGCGCCTCGACCGGCACGCCCAACGGCAAGATAATCGCCGTACTCATGAGCGCCGCGTTGAGGCAGTAGGAAGCGAACGTCACCGCCCGCCCGCGCAAGAGCAAGCCCGCCACGCCCGGACGTGCGGCATAGGCCCGCGCCCAAATCCAGAGCCATAGCCCGAAGTTGATCCAGGCCAGCCCCGCGACAATGGCGCGCACCCAGAGCACGTCCGAGGTAACGGTCATGCTGCCGCCGGTTTAGTCAGCAGATACGCGGCTTGGTTAGCGACCGCCGCCGCGACAAACGTCTCGATCAGTTGCAAGATGCCGGCGCGGTCGCATACCACGAATGACCACAAGCCGGCACACGAGAGCCCCAGCGCGCCCACGGCCACGACTGCCAAACAGGCCAGCATCACGAGCCGCTTATGCGTGGAATCCAGCAGCTCAAACTTGTCACGCAAGCCGGGCACATAGGAGAACGCCAAACTGAGGAGCACAGCGGCAAGGGCCGCGAGGGTTTCGGTTGTCATGGTTACACCTCCATTGCTAAACACGATCTAGAAAATGGACGGCCCCGGGCGGGTCTAGACTGTTGACAGTGCACGGATTGAACCCGACTTTCAACCCGCCCGGAGCGTCTTTGACGGCTGGCGGATAACCAGCCCGATTTAGCACGCCGCTTCAACGCGGGGCTTGTTGCGCCGTCTTCTGATTCCATTATAGCACAGAAAGCCGCTATTAAGGTGAATGTAAATAGCGCCCGCCGTTATTCGCAAAATTCCGCCAATGCGCGAATAATGCCCGCGCCTTGTGCTATAATAGAAAAGTTGTGCTATAATAGAAGCATATCACTGAGGAGGATTGCAATGCGAGAAACTGACAGTGGCTTAAAGGTTTTCACGATCCAGGAGGCGCGCGTGGCTTTTGGGCGCGTCTGCGATGCGGCAAAAGAAAACGGGCGCGCGCTCATCGAACACGGCGGCAAGATTGCGGCGGTCGTGCAATCCAGCCCCGGCCCGTTTGTGCCGTTCCACACCGAGCCATTGGCTCCCATCCACCGCGACATTGACGCGGCGATTCGGCGCGCCGTGGTCACGCCGATTCACTTCGGCAACGCCAAGCGGGGCACGGAATTTGGCGTCTTGCGGGCGCCGGATAGCACGGAGGCAGGACTAGCGGAGGCACAGGATGAGCACAGCGCCGCATAAGTTCTGGAAGCGCCCGCCACCGCCCATGTGGCGCGATTTGCGCGCGCTCTCGCTCCTTGTACCCGCCGCCGCTGCCACTTTGGGGGGCATCGCCTACTCCATCCAGGGCATCGCCGTGACACAGGCGGGCGTCTTGCCGGAGTCCTGGATTGACCTTGCGGTATCGAGCGGGGCGGTGCTGCTCGCAATCGGCTGCGAAGGTGGGACACTTTCGGCAATGGCGGAAGTTGCACGCAAAAGACGTGACGGCGACGCCGGGCCCGTTGACAGGTGGGCAGGCTGGGTGTCATTCCTGGCGACCGTGTTCTCGCGGCTCTTGGCTATCACGGCGCTGCGCTACACCTGGGCGATAGTGCTCCTGGTCGTGTTATCCGCCGCCGACGTGTACGCGCTCATTTCCGAAGCAGGGGAGTACCTGGCGCTCGCTGACCGGAACATGGAGCGGTGGCTCACGGCACGCTTCTGGTTTGAGGCGCGTGGCGACTTGCACGCGGCAATGGCGGCGCTGCGCGGCGATGCGGTCATGCCGACGCAAGCGGTCGCTATCATCGAAGAGGCGCGAGCGGAAAGCACGCGGATAGAAAAGCCTATAACGCTTGAGGAATGGCGGCAAATCTATCCACGCTTGAATGGCTCGCGTCCCAAGACGGTCGCGCAACTACGCGCATGGTGCGACGCGGAAGGCTACGTCGCGCCGTCAGAGAGCACGGCGCGGCGCTGGGTACAGGAGGCGGTCAATGCTCGCTAGTATCGCTGGAAGTCTTATCGGAACCGACTGGGCGCTGGATGACAACGAAGCCGGGAACGGCAATGCGCTCTATCCCAATTTCATGGCGCGCGTGCGGGCTGAGGAAGCCAACCGCGCCACCTACGGCATCCGCGTGCTAGAGGACCCGCACGGGCTGTACACGAGCGCAGCACGCTTCGAGGTGGATTCGATTTGCTGGGCGCTGCGACAAAAGACGGTGCGCAGCGTCTACGACGGACTGATCATCGAGTGGCGCGGCACGAAGCAGTACCGCTGCCCGCCGCGACGCGGAATGATTTACCACGGCGTCATCTATGAGGTGGGCGCAGACAACGCGCTTGTCCTTGACGCGCAAGGCGATCCGGTTGTGATTTGGAAGCACAGTTACGGGAGGCGCAAGTGAACACATTTGACGTTGAACTCAAGTGGCACAACCTGACCCACGCCTGCTACTCGATTTTCGAGAACGGCGATGAGGTCGGACAGGTGGTGATATTGGTGCAGAACATGGCGGCATTCGAGGCGCTGTTTAATCAAGGAGAAGCGGCATGATTCCATTCCATCCAGTATCAGAAATCTTTCCCATGATGCAAGACGCCGAATTGCGCGACCTTGCAGCGGACATTGAAGAGCACGGCTTGATCGAAGCGATTTGGACCTACCAGGGACAGATTATTGACGGGCGTAACCGTTACCGCGCTTGTCTGATTGCGGGTGAGGAGCCGCGCTTCCAAGAGTACACAGGCGACGAATCCGGCTTAGTTGAGTTTGTGGTATCGCTGAACTTGAAGCGACGGCACTTGAATGAAACACAGCGCGGAGTTATTGGTGAAAAAATAGAGAATATGAAACAAGGCAGACCTGAAAAAGATGCAAATTTGCATCTTTTGAGGCGCGATGAAGTCGCGAGCATGCTGAATGTTTCTCCTCGTACAATCGCGACGGTGAGAGAAGTCAAGCGCAAGGCTCCAGAACTTGTACCGCACATGGCAAGCGGCGAAATGTCAGCGCACGAGGCGCTAAAGAAAACCAAAGAGAAGGAACGGCTTGCACAGCGCGCAAAGATTGCGGAGGCAGGTGCGGCAGTACCGCAAGCCGACCGCTGGAACGTCTGGCAGGCAAGTATTGAAACATGGAGCGCGCCGCATCAATACGACTTCATCATTACTGACCCGCCTTACCCGCGCGAATACTTGCCGCTGTGGGAAGTCCTGGCGCGTCGTGCAAACGAATGGCTCAGTCCGGGGGGCTTGCTCATTGCCATGTCAGGAGAGTCCTATCTTCCAGAGATTTACGCCATGCTAGGAGCGCATCTAGATTACTACTGGACCGCGGCATATTTGACACCAGGACAAGCAACGCCGCTGCGTCAAGTGAATGTCAATACCAACTGGAAGCCGCTGCTGATTTACACGCGCAAAGGCGAAAGGTACAGCGGCAAGATTTTCGGTGACGTGTTCAAGAGCGACGGCAACGACAAGGACTTCCACAAATGGGGTCAATCGGTGAGCGGTATGCTAGATATAGTCTCGAAGTTGTGCTTGCCGGGTCAATACATTCTGGATCCGTTTTGCGGCGCTGGCACAACTGGAATCGCGGCGCTGTTGCATGGCTGTTTGTTTGATGGCATTGACCTAGCCATCGAGAACGTAAATATTGCGAAAGGAAGATTACATGACACAGCAAAGGCGTGACGGTCACTCGACTGAGTTTGGAATATGGCTACGTCAACAGCCTGAGATTGACAGCGCAAAAGGCTACGTAACCATTAACATTGACTATGTATGGCTAAACTACAATACCGGCGAATGGATGTTCATAGAGGAAAAGCGCTACGGGCACCAACCGAAGCATTACCAGCGCAGCATCTTCAAGATACTTCATCTTGTTGCTAAGCAAGATCCAAAGTATCGCGGATTCTATCTGATTGTGTTTGAGAATACAAGCCCAGATGATGGGAAAATATTCATAAATCACAAACAGGCAACAAGGCAAGACTTGATAGACCTGCTGACATTCAAAAAGCGTTGAGGTGAATAATGAACAACGAGCACGGTGAAGGCTTTCTTAAGGTAATGGTTGCCATTGGCGCAGCGGCGTTTTTCCTTATCGCTATCGGCATCCCGGTAGCCGACGCCTACCGATTGCAAGCGCAGGCAGACGCGGATATCGCTGCGGCAAACCTGACCATGGCACAGGGCTTGTCAACTGTCGCCACGGCTAACGCCATGACACCGGTGCTGCTGCTACTGGCGGTCATTGCCGTGGCATTGGCGGTCATTTCACTGGCAGTGGTCGCCATCGTGTACTTGCGGCGGCGCTATCCCCGCCAGTGGCGCACCATCGAAGCGCCAGCGACGCCGCCAGTGGTTATCGGAAAGCGTCAACCGGCGCTCACCGAGGAACCGGCGGCGCTGTTCATGGTGCCACGTGAGCGCCAGCGGATCGAGGTGCGACGATGACGACTAACGGCTTTGGCGGTTTCGGTCAACCAGGCGTGCGCATCAGCGAGCG